AAAACCGCTGGCTCCCCTCTGCAAAAGGTGCCCATGTTTTCGATGTCGAATACTTCTGTACCCGACACCCAAGACACCTTTAAACGGCCCCTTAGCTCGCTAGATTTAACTTCGATCACGTCTTTATTCCCCCTTGCTACGGAGTGAAAAAACGGTACTAGCTAACCGTTGTACAAACAACGGGCTAATGTGGAGCCTTGCTACTAACCGAACGTCGCAATTTTAGTTACAGGCTGCTGCCAAACATCGGACTTTCAGCCATTCTAAAAGGCGTATACAAGCACGCCGCGACGTGTTATGCTATAGCCAATAAAATATACCATTAGAACTTCTAAGTAAATCTAACCAAACACCTAGTATTGTCAACAATCCAACCTACTTTGAATCCTCAGGATCAGCTAAGTCATAGCGTTGCACAGACTTAACTGCCTGCCATACACCAGCAGCAAAATGCCTTACTTTGTCCCGAACTTCTTCGTCGTACACTTTCAGCCAGTCCGCATATCGTTTATCAGAATGGTAATCCGTCATCACTGGCTTCCTCCATTGTCGGTATTTCATTCGCGTCACAGATATCTTCCCATATAGCTTCGATATCTGACAACGTATACCCATAGGCCCATGCTCTTGTCAACATGCCATAGACCTTTTCGTACAAGTCTGACTCTGGCTCATTCCCCGGTATTCGTGATACCGAAACACCGGGAGGTAGATTCCAACCTGACACCTTACACCTCCAATCCGGCTTCTTGTAATATCCGCTTCGCTGTCTTTTCCAGCTTACCCCAAGGTGTCCGTGGAAATTGAGCTTCTAGTAGCATAACAAAGTCTCTACGTACATGATCTACAGACAATTCCTCTAAAGCATCTAGGAATATCTGCCTAGCTCTTTTCAACGTAAGCACTTTAGGCCTTTTCGCTACTGGCCTTGTCTGTGCTCGTGGTCTCGTTCTTAGCAAACGCCTACGAGGCGGGTCTACGTCTGGCCTATTATTCGCTAGCGTAGCCCACGATTCCATTACGCCAAATATCGCGTCTCTAGCGTTTGTATCTGTTGCTACAGTCGCCGTATTCCACGAAGGAAGCCTACTCGGGTCCCATCTAACTTCCGATGGCGCTATTTCATCTACCGTAGACTCTACTTCAAATTCAGCTTGTAAACGCTGCTCTGCAACTGTTATTCGTGTTTCTAGTTGACGTACAGCTTCATCAAATACTTGTGCTTGCTGTGCTGCACGTTGAATAGGCACATCGCACCATCCAGCATGTATAGCGCCTTCTAAAGCGCCGCATCCAATACAACGTGGAGCCTCAAATAGTGGATCACGTAAAGGCATCTCTCACCACCTCCTAATCGTCATAGACTTCGAGAATAACGAAGTCTGACCATTCGCGTAGAGCTACGTACTGCTCTGCGTCTGTTCGATATCTAAAGCGTGCCCGCCAATTCTCATGACTAGCAGGCTCAGGACTAGACCTAAAGTCCTTTTTGACACAGTATACTTCGAATTTCTTTGTCATTACGACACCTCTCCTGCCATTGACGATCCCGCAGCCAATAGCAACATCGTGTCATGATTCACGCACCTATCGCATACGTCACACACGATAGGCTCTCCATCATCCCATAGCGTCTGAAAGTACATATCCGCTTCCATTCCCAGCACTTCCTTCCTACATGACTCACAGACAACTCTGCCTGTAGGCCAGTGTAAGAACGCACCAGACGCTACTTCGCCGTTCCAGCTTACAACGCTTTCGTCCTTCTCTGGTACCTTGCTAATAGGGATATGATAATCCCCCTCATCGTCCTGCCACCAGCGAGAAAGACCCCTCCGGTGATGATTGTATCCGGTATAGTAATCGTGTGTATACGACCACTTCCAGTAGCGATTACTGTACCAATTGCCGTCTACTGTGCTACCATCCTTCTCGTGCATGATCTTCACGGTACCATTGGCGTCCATAAAGATCAGCTTAGAGCCAGACGTAGTATAGCTGATAAGCTCCCATGCCTTATCATTCGTATACCAGCCGTCAGGCAATTGCTTTAATACCGTATCAACAAACTGCCGCGTATCGCTGCGTATATCCTTCTGGCTAAAGCCACTGAAGATACCATTGTGGACTAAAGCCAGATTACCACTGACATGAATCGGATGCACGTTACGCAAGGTCTTATCACCATGCGTAGCTAGGCGAAAGTGTATGACTACATCTAACCCCTTCTCATGTAGTCTCTTATACTTTGCCCAGAATCGCTTAACACGGCGTAGCTGACGGATTACTTTGAGCTTTCCGTTCTCCGCATACATCATGCCCATTCCGTCGCCGTTCTCTTGGCGCATTAGTTCGAAATCTTCAACCGGAATAAGCTCTGCTGTAGCAGGAGCATGTATCGCTACGCACATTCTCTAGCTCACCTCCTCGTCATCGTTTTGGTTTAGTTGTGCTTTCAGATTGACTCTGAAACCTTCCATGTGTCCTCTTGTCTTTAGCCAATTGACTAGGTCAGGATACTGCTTTTCACGTAGCAACACCCATTGCCTAAAGTCTTTCGGGCTAACTTTCAACCTGCTTGACTCTCGCGTGAATTCAACGATAGCCTCTACGTACTGTAGATTCTTAAAGAACGATGTAGAGCCTAACGTACCTCTGAATACACGCACTTCGACAGTCTCATCGTTTTCCAGATTCACGGCTGTATACCGCGAATCATGGCCATTCATCTTTGCTTTCGCTTTGCGGATAACGTCACCAAACGACGCACCACACGTTGCCCATCTGTCTAGCAATTCCTCTTTGCGTTGACTGATAAGCAATGTCCAGCCTGCGTGACGGTAGAACATTTCGAGAAACTTGAATAGATGAAACGTACCGTCAAACGCAGTCCGCGATACGTGAACATGCATACCGCAGGTTCGCGTGTTGTAGCTCATCGCTCCGTTTTCTTTCAGCTTAGTCAGCAAAGCCTTTAGCTCAGGCTTATGCTCTCTAATCCAAGCTGGCGATACCGGATGCGATACAACTTCATAGCCGCTATTCAGACTACCGTCATCCTTGCAGAATACGAAAGCTGGCATCGGTGACGGTGGCCCATCTTCGTGCTCGACTTCTAGCTCGAAACCGAAGTAATACGGTGCTTTCGTTTCGCCCTTGGCCTTATAGAATTGCAACCTAGGCCAGTAATCGTAACTCTCTACATCACGAGGGCAAAAAGGGCACCTGTCGTTGTCAATGCTATACCTACCGCATTGACTGCAGCAATGACTGTTGTTATCAAAGCAGCCTCTGCAGATATCCTGCGTTGTAGTAGGGCTTGAGTAGACCGAAAACGTCTCCTCCCCTTCAGTCAGGATATCACCGCAGTAGTCGCATACAACACGCAATCTACGACAGCTTAGGCAAACGTAACCGCCTTCTGGCGTATGAAAGCCATTGTATGGCGTAATGCCTTGATGGCAATTCGTGCAATTCTGCGTTCTGCTACTACTGATAACTGGCATATCGTTATCTCACCTCCTTCCCCTAGGTGAATGGTAACGAGTTAGCTTCTGTTGTCTATTCTACAATCCTTGAATCGCTTTGTTCCCTACCGCCATAGACGTAGACCGCACAGCTACTACAATACTGCGCGTAATCAGATTCACCAAACCAAATCGGCTGCGGTATCGTCTCGCTATCGCAAGCGAATGGCCAATAGATACCGTTAGGGAATTGCTTGTATACCTGTACTAGCTTTTCCCTACCGCATTCAACGCATAGGATATCCGCGTCGTAAGCGTATCCGGCTAATCCCGGCCCGCCTTTTAGCGCGTCATCTAGCGTTAGCACGTCGGTTTTGCTGTCCACATTACCCATTTCAGCCTCTTTGCTTGCCTAGCGGTTAGGTAAATAATACCGCCGCTAAGCGTAGAACGCAAGTAGCTGTTACAGAATGAACACCTAAACAAGTCGAATCTACGCCAAGGCCAACCGTACCTGCCTAGGAACAACGGCCTAGATCGCTTGCACTTAGCGCACAATGGCATAAGGAAACATATGGCCATTGACACAACGCAAGTACCCCGTTCGCCTAACAGGCACAACAGGAACGGGAGTAGGCGCTTTACAAGTCGGACAAATCACTGTCATCGTTGTCCTCTAAGAGCCTTTTCCCATGCGATAAATGGCCTTTGCTAGGTGTCCAAGCATTAGGCCATTCGACGCAAACGTGGACCTTGTAAACTCCGTCACCGGGGTAAGCCGGAACGTCCATAGGCTCACCGCATTTTGGACAGTCAATTGTCTTTGACATTGCGTTCCTCTAGGCTAAATACGTGTCCGTATCCGATAGCCCATAGCGTCGTGAATAGCAGTGACGCTAGGAACCAAACTACAAGCCAATGAAGCATAAGTGTAGGGCTAGGAGTCGAACCTAGCCCTACAGATTACTACCGCACAGCGCCGAACTTGTTCCGTGCGTAGTCGCATGGTCCGCCACTACTGCACGTTGGGCACAAGTGCACGTGTTGACTGTACGTACCCGCGACCGTGCGGGTATCGCGCTTGTCCTGTGCTGCTGCTGTACGCGAGCGTGACTCACGCGCAGCTTTCGGCTGTTGGCGGATTACCGCTAGACGTATGCGGGCCTCTTGGGCGTCACGCGCACGTTGTGCCGTGACTGAGCCTAGCCGCATGTACTTGCCAGCTAGCCGCTTACCCTTAAGCTTGCCACGTCGCGCAACGTGCCCGGGAGCCCAGTCCTGCTTGGGACGCCATAGCCAATTCGTGCGCGTGACTGGCCGCATGCCGTCAAGTTCAATCCGCACGAGCGGATGTAACTTAGGCATAGCTAACCCCTGATCGGGACTAGGGTAACATAGCTGCTATCGTCCCAGAATAGCAGTGCACGCGCGGACCAGTCACCGCTACCCGTCCAGTAGTCCCCATCTAGACGCAACAGGTCTACGTACAGGTAGTAGGTCACATCGTGCCATTCCGCTACGTGAGTCTCAGGTTTCATGCCATACCAGTAAGCAAGAGCGGTGCCAATGTGCTAAATGGCGTAAGTTGTTGTCATTACTACACTTCGCTATTGGCATGCTATTTGCAGTATGTAACATATCTGATACATTAATGTAAGGTATATATATACATGCAAGAAATTGCAGCTAAAAAGCGATTGTAACGGCACGATTTTTGCCTACGTATCAAATCACTACAATCTAATGCAAAATGCAAGAGTCATTTCGACACGTTGAGCACAAAGTTAAAGTAATGCTTGAGCTATTCCATTCAGTTATGCCTGCATAAATGTAGTGTCAATAGGACACTGTCAATATGGCAGTGTATAATTGCATATTTAGCTATGGACATAAATGCATAAGTATGCAAATCATGCCAAATTGGCAGTATAGTCATGCATATTTATACAGCCCTTTGCATAAATATGCACGGTGTTAAGCTGCTCTAATAGATTTCGTATAAATATCGGGGTTAAGTCGAGGTGGGATATTGAGTTACAGATTGCCAATAAAGTAAAATCTGCGTTCTGTTAGCTTTGATATAGCCAGTAGAAGCGCAGACGTTACAGTATGAATCAGGTGTATCGTGATGTCTAAGTTGCATACATCTAGGACAGTATACGTAATATGTCATGTATGCGATATGGTAGGGTATACGATATGATTGGAACGCTAGGATTCGAACCTAGACTGGTGGATTCAAAGTCCACGGTCCTGCCAGTTAAACGACATTCCAGTGTTTACTTATTCGTTTGAGACGACCATGTTATAGTATACGGATACCATGGATAATTGTACGGATAGAATACTGGATACGGCTGTCCACATGTAGGACATCTACCGCAAGTTGGACAAGTAGATGGCTGCTGCGTTGGTGGAATCATGGATGGTAACATAAACGAGTTGTCTAGGAATCGAACCTAGTGTTTCTAGTTTTGGAGACTAGCGTCATGCCTTTATGACCTACAACTCAAGTGGACAATAAGGGAGTCGAACCCTTGACTTCGGTGTGCAGGACCGATACGTTCCCGATTACGCCAATCGCCCATTGTTGATTATTCCATAGCCGCGATTCTGTTCTATCCTGTAATCTGTCTAAGCCCCAACCCGGAGTTACCGAGGGTCAGTCAATCTCCTGTTTGGGTTGCTGCATTGCTTCGCCTAGGGTCTATTTAACGAGTGTACCATCTCGCTAGGCAAATCCCTCTAGCAGTCGCGAACTTCCTCTGTTGTCTGCGCTGAGCTAATAGCAGCCTTGCATCATGAAGGCCAGTGCTACTAGCCGAAACAGCTACAGGTCGAACAATCAACAACTGGCTCTGTAGGATTCGAACCTACATCTTAACGGTTAACAGCCGCACGACTTGCCATTCGCCCAAAAGCCATAGGTTGCTACGACCTTTCACGTCATTGTCCTAGACGATGCCGCTTATAAGGCGGTTGGATTCACGTAGCAAATTGGTCCACTTGGATTCGAACCAAGATCGTTAGTTTCAGAGACTAACATCCTGCCGTTAGACGACAGACCAGTTTGGTAGCAGGGACTCGAACCCTGATTAGAAGTTTCGTAGACTTCTGTGTTATCCTTTACACTACGACCAAGTCTAGTCGGGTGGAATCGAACCACCACTGCCTGTTTCGAAGACAAGCCGTCTATCCGTTAGCTTACGACCAGAAATGCTGTCCCAGGGAATCGAACCCCAACCTTGGCGTCTTCAGCGCCTAGTGCACACCAGTTACACCAGCACAGCTAAAAGTCCCGACGGAAGGAGTCGAACCCTCTTGGCTACGGTAGAAACGTAGTTGCGGTCCAAACGCACATCGAGAAGCGCGACTTGAGGGATTCGAACCCTCGTTCTCTGCCGTGACAGGGCAGCGCGTTAAGCCTCTACGCTAAAATCGCAGACCAGGTGTTTAACGTGGTAACCCTGGAAACCACGCTAGCTTTTGGTAACGTGGAGTCTAGGCAACCACGTCGTGCTAAGCGGAAACTGAGGGACTCGAACCCCCGAGGCTTTTACACCCAACAGTTTTCAAGACTGCGTCCTCGACCAGCCGGACAATTTCCATTCATGGTCGATACTCGTCAGTATCGTTTACATCTAGAACGGCTGCCATGACAGCCAAGCGGTTAATGAAGGATTCGAACCTTCGTTGCTTTACGCAAACGTGTTTAGCAAACACGCGCCATCAGCCTCTCGGCCAATTAACCAGTGGTAATCCTAGGGATCGAACCTAGCTGCCGAAGCCAGTGGGTTACAGCCACCTGCAGCACCATTGCTGCTCGACTACCGTTAGAGAGCTAAGTGTTGGAATCGAACCAACGTTAGTAGTTTACGAAACTACCGTCTTACCACTAGACGAACAAAGCAAATAGACAACATTCGCGGAGGATTACCGCTACCTTGTTCGAGGCAAGTTCGGTGGGTCCCCGTAGTGCCTAGGTCACAGATTCCCACGTCCAGTTGTCTATAGTGGTCAATCGTGGATTCGAACCACGAGCCTCTCGTGTATCAGACGAGTGCGGTAACCTATTCCGCCAATCGACCAAGTTGGCTGCCACGGTACTGACCCGTGTTCTATCGGTTAAGAGCCGATTGCATCACCATTAATGCTTGCAACCAATGCGTCGCGAAGGACTCGAACCTTCAGAAAGTAGTTTCTAAGACTACCGCGTATGCCATTCCGCCAGCAACGCAAAGAGCTAAGTGCAGGAATCGAACCTGCGATTGAGTCTTACCAAGACCCCGTGTTGCCACTACAACTAACAAAGCAAGGTAGAGATTGGATTCGAACCAATGCGACTGAGGTACAAGCTCAGCAGGCTATCCGCTAACCTCACACTACCACAGTCGGCATGGTGGGACTTGAACCCACAGCCTTTCGGATATAAGCCGATTGCTCCAACCGATTGAGCTACACGCCAGTGCTCTAGGAGAGATTCGAACTCTCAGTCAACTGGTTTTGAGCCAGATGCGTTTCAGTTGTTTTTAAGACAACCGCGTTTACCGTTTCGCCACCAGAGCTTTAGATATCAGATAACTTATAGCTAAATGGCAGATATGGGATTCGAACCCATGATTTCTTGGTTATGAGCCAAGCGTCGTAGCCGCTGGACCAATCTGCTCTAGTGTGCCGACATGGACTCGAACCATGAACTTACGGTTTAAAAGACCGATGCGATAACCATTTCGCCATCGACACTAAATTGCTCAGTAGGGACTCGAACCCTAACTTGTTCTGTGTGTAGGACAGATGCCATACCATTAGGCGACCGAGCAGTAAGCATAAATGGGCTGGCAGGCTCTTGCTTAGGTCCTTGCTGAAGGGATGACTAAGCTCACAGCTAACGACTACCAGCCCCGTTAAACAAATGCGGTAAGCGAGAATCGGACTCGCCCATCTACGTTGGCAACGTAGCATGCCACCACAACATCTCTACCGCGTCTAGAGTTAGCGACAGGACTCGAACCTGCATTCTTCTGGTTGGAAGCCAGAGGCACGCCCTTTATACCACACTAACGTAAGCGGCTGAATGTTTATATCTGAAATGTCGGAAAGCCGCAACCGACATGATATCGCTTGAGGGTTCCGACCCCTCTTTTGATGGTTGAAAGCCATCGGTCTTAGCCACTAGACGAAAGCGACGTATCAGGTAGGTAGGATTCGAACCTACTTCCTTGGGTTCACAGCCCAATGCCTTTACCGACTAGGCCACGTACCTGTTAATTGCCAGTAAGGATGAAGTAAAGCTCCACGCTCGTAAGCCTTGGAGGGCCTACTGACAAAGACTACTGTGTTGGAATCGAACCAACCTATGGCGTTTTGCAGACGCCCGTTTAACCACTCAACCAACAGCAGATGTAGCGCAATAACCGACTGAAGTTTCTACGGTACCATTGTGTGTGTAAACCATCTTGGCATTATTACGCTATAGTCGAGATTGCTGGAATCGAACCAACCTGATGCCCGCATTCCAAGTGCGGTGGCCCACCTTGAGCCCGAATCTCGATGAGGAGTATTGCATACTGCATCCGATATTTTCCCTTCGCGCAACCTGGCTGCGAACCATATGATAGAGCTACTATCCAGTCGCGTCGGAGTCCATTCCTGACTAGTATCCTCTGCAATACCCCTCTAAGGACAGTATACATAGACAGTAGTGATTTGTCAAGTCCTTAGAATAAATCTAGCTGTCTATCCTTACGAAACTTAAATCGTCGCGTTGGCTTAGGTCCCGTATGTCGTTGCCAAACAATGACTTCGCCGCATTCGACAATTAGACCACCGTGCTTAGGAGACGCATACATTTCCCTATCGTGAGTAATGTATGCGACTATAGCAGGTTCGTCTATAATATCCTGAAGTACACGATCAGGAACTTCGTACTGATGTCCGAATGCGCATCTTAGAGTTATCATTGACTAAAGTGCTCTTCTCGATTATGTCTCTTACCGCAAATAGAGCATTTGTCGAATAGCTCCTTAGCTACTGGCAGTTCCCATTTGCGTAGTGATTGATATACAGCTCGTCTAATCCAGCCTGTAATCGGTTCCTGAATCGAATCCGCAGCCTGACGAATCTGCTCCCACTTGTCAATATCCAGCCACAATAAGACACATTTCTGCTCCTTCTTCGGCCTCGCAGGTCTACCAGAACGTTCCTTCCTTAGATTAGGCATGATTTAGCCTCACTTTTGTATAGTTGAACATGGGTTTGATGTTAAATAGGAACACTAAGTATAATATAATATCTATTATATATAAAGTCAAGACCACCCTACCACTTGACAAACAGCGTAAGTTGTTGTATACTATATGCCAACGTGGCAGCCTAGTCTGTCAATCTGGCACCTAGCACCTACCTACGTACAAAAAGCGCTTTGTCTCTGCCTGTATACCAGACCAAATCCTACCCCAAGCGTGTATACGATATCAATACGTAGTTAGATAAACGGACAATCAAAATGGCTGATCCACAGATTCTACAGGACTTTACACCAGTCCTAAAGAACGTTTACCTACCTATCCGTAAGAAAATCTTCCCTATCAATACCGTCTTGCTTGCTCAAGCTCGCAAGCTAGGTCCTGAACACGTTACCTACGCTGGTAACGACCTGTTCTTCGACGTAAAGGTAGAACGTAGAGGCGGATTTGTTTCAAGCGCAGCAGGCTTCCTGCCTACTTCTCGTATCGCTAGAGAAAAGCAAGGTCGTCTGTCAGTAGCTAGAACTTACGCAAAGGTTCAAGTAGACGGTCTGGCGCTGAAGGCTACGAATAACGAAAAGGGTAGCTACATCTCAGCAGCTAAGAAAATCGTTGAAGACGTAATGGACCAGTGGGAAATTGAGCAGGAAAGAATCCTGCACTCTGACTCACTAGGCATTCGTGCAGTTATCGGTACTGTCAACTCAACAACGCAGGTAATCGCCAGCGCTCCATACGGCATTACAGGCGCAGGTATCGGTAACCTTCACCTAGTTGATGGTGATGACATCGCAGTTCTAAACGGTACGACTTTCGCTCTACGTGGCAAGACACAGATTCTAAGCCATACAGTAAGCGGCGATAACGTAACGTTCAACTATACTACAGCAGTAGCAGGCCAGGTAGCAAACGATCTAATCGTTACAGCAGTACCAACAGCAGTAGATGCTAACGACACATCGTTTGGTGCCGAACCACACGGCCTAAAGTCAATCATGGACGTTGAAGCTGCATTCGCAACGTTCGAAGGCCTGAACGATCCACGTTGGGTTGCAAACAAGATCGTTTCTACGACAGTTGATGAAACTATCGTTATGAAACTCTTGAATACAATCCGCGCTCGTGCAGGTGTCGATTGGCGTAAGTCTCCAAAGAACATGCTGCTTCTAACGAGCACGGGTATTTGGCAGGCATACGGCGAATCGCTACTAGGCCTACGTAGATTCAGCGCTCCTCAGATGGAACTTAAGGGTGGTTTTACAGGCGTGCAGGTAGCTAATGCAACGCTCGTAGATGACCCTTGGGCTCCTCGTGGTAGACTATATAGCGTTTATGGACCTGATACCGTATTCATCGACCTGATGGATTTCGGTGAAATCTCGTTCCAAGACGCGCCTAAGTGGCAGCGTGTTTCTAACCGTGACGCATGGGAAGCTGTATTCGCAGCTTACTGGAACTATGGTGTTCTGAACCGCTTGTCACAAGGCGTAATCAGCGGCATCACAGACACGGTTAACTACTCACCTGTCTTCGCATAAAGCTCCGATTAACGCAACACCTAATCTGCATGTTTGGCTGGTGGTCTTTATTGACCGCCAGCTAAACAGGGCAGGGAGATCAAAATGGCATTTCCTCGCAGTGGTACAGTAGATACGCAGACATTTTCTGGTACTAAAGACTTTGTCTTCGCGCATTCTTCAGCTACACAATCAACAAACGTCGGCGCTGCTGACCATCTAAAGTTCGATACTGTAGACTTTTCACGTCCATCCGTAGCGCAACTAACAGGTGCTCTAGGCGGTGCTGCGGTTTTGCTAGACACAACTACAACGTATAGTAATACAATCGGCGCAGCTTCAGTAGGCCGATTCTCTCTACGCGGTGGTAAGCTCTACAAGCTAGAATGCAGCCCTGGTTACTTGCTATTCTCAGGCGCTACAGGCGTTATCACGCTTCAGTGGTTCGATGTTACAAGCGGCTCTGGTACAGCACTAGGCCAGCCGATGAATCTATACACGCTAGCCGATGCAAGCCAAGAAAACTCTAACGGCGATCTTTGGACGATGTATAACCCAGGCGGTGGTCAGAACGATATCTTCCTGGTAGAAGTTCAAATCGTCGGTGCTCCAACAGCATTTACGAGCATTGGTAACACAGCCAAAGGTCTACCGACAGTAATGGTAGAAACGTACTAAAACAGAGCTAGCTGATACTAGCAAATTGCTTAGTGACGTTCTATTGTCTTCTCCTGGTCTATAGAAAGTGCCTAAGCTAATATAGGAGATAGCCAACATGGCTAAGGTACATATACGTACCCTTGAACTGAAGGTAACAACGAACAACGGTGCTCAGACCGTTGCTGTTACCCAGGTTAACTACTATCGTGATGATTCACAACTAGCTGCAAACAACCCATTCACGCTAGCGGCGACTGCTTCAGAATCAGGTACGGCTCTTGGTACAGCGGTTACTTCGCCGTATGACGTATATCTAGGCGAATTAGCACCACCACCAAGTCGTATTCGTATCACCGCAACAATCAACGCTTAATGCTTTACGATCCTAGCGGCAATGCGCTTAAACCGCAACAAGCCGATAGACAAGATGCTCAGGCAGAGGAGATTCGGTTGAAGTTAAAATCAATCGACTCCCTGCTTGACATTTTGTACGTCGAGTGGGCACAGCGGTATTCGTTAATCTGCAATTGGCCTCAAGGTGATCCAAGATGGCCAATGTATCAAAGTGGGGAGATTGGCGCTTGCTATGACTCGCTAGGTTGGTTCTGCGAGGATATGTCTGATCCACAATCCCTACCGCTCTCGTTAGATGGTATTGAAAATCTAGTCCTAGAACGTCTTGCTTCTGTTGATAATGAAAGACGAACCTGGAAAACTAGAATGGCTGATACTATCGAACATAATAAGAAAGTAAAGAAAGACCGTCAACGAATAGCTTTAGAACAAGTGGAAGATGTGGCGTCTTCGCTATACCACATCGCGGGAAAAGTTGACGATCACAAGCTGGAACAAATCCTACAAGAAGTAAGTGAGGGGAAAATCTAATGTCAGTCGAACTTGAACTAGCTAATGCTAAGATTCGTGAACTACAGGACAGACTAGCTGCTTTTGCCAAGATGGAAGAGCATTTGGTACCGTTACCTAACGGTGACCTACATCGTGGTTTCAAGAATCTAACTAAAGCAGGCGCGAACATTGACGCAGATACAGTCGTGATTCCAGATTCGTTCGGTAATCCGCTTGATCGTGCAATGTCAAAAATCCTAACAGCAGCAAAAGACGGTTATCCGCTAACATGCATCTGGTGCGGTCTTCAGTGGGGAATACCAGGTCCCGAAAATCTCGGGGCTGAAAAGCTAATCAGAGAACATCTAAAGAAAGACCATCCGAGTATCGTCGAAGGTCATGATAAGATCGTGGCTGAAACGCTAATGGCTAACCTGGAAGAAGCAAAAGCTCGGCTTGCTGCTAATGACGAGTAATGCCTTTTCGTATGGCTGCCTTAACTGTTATCGGTGAATATTGGCGTTTTGCTGTCGGTGTCGCTATCGCTGCTGGTGCTTTAGCTGCTGCTGAAGTTAAATTCTCAGCCTTCGACAAAATACCTGGTACTCTAGCCCGTCATGACTCGACTACAGTCGAACAGACAAAGGTATTGAATAAAATGCTTTGTTTACAAGTAGCAGATCATAGACGTTTAGACTGGCATCTTTGCTATCTAGACCCTAAGTTAGTGGTGCCGAATGTTAACTAAGCTTCAGTATAGAACAGCTATACAGCAGATGTTTGATGATCCGCAAGCAGCTAGATGGTCTGCGGCTAATCTAGATATAGTTACATCTACTGTATATGATGAGCTATATGGAGATATTCTAGATACTGCATCATATTGGAATTCTCAATACGACCAAGTAGGCATACCATTACGTGTACCAGGCTATATCGACCTACGTACTATAAGTGATGGTGGTGATTTAACGCAACGTTTATATCGAATGCAACAAGTCATTGCTGACGGTAGACAATACTTCGCCAAAGACCCTAGAGATTTCCTAATGATGGCTCAAACTCAGACTGGCGATATCAGCACTGTACGCGCATCTACGGGAGTCGAACAGCGCTTTAGCTACCAATTCCTAGGCGATCAGATGTGGATGCATCCATTAGGCAACGTGACTACGTTCGTTGAATTACGATACAGCTTCAGACCCGCAAGTTATACATCGCTAAGTGATAATACGAATGTACCTTTTCCAGACGGTACAGAATCTGCGTTGATTCTGTCTACCGCCGCAAGAGCAATGACCAAAGGTAGCGTTGAAGACGCAGGTATCCTATTTGCACAAGCTGAACAAGCTAGGCAGAAAATGCTAAATACAATAAGACGCAAGTATCACGGTATGACCCAGCCATTCGCTCCACAGAACATGTGGGAATGGGGTGGTATATAAGAATCGAGCTAATCGCAGGCATGCTCCTTGCGCTTGTCGCTCGTGGTCCGTGGGTAAATCCAACATGGCGACATTCAATAGCCGGAAGAGCTACTATCGAAATAGCGCCTAGTCTCTTCTACGAGCGGTTCCTTGACAAAGGTTATAATCAGCCAGGTCACTGTGGCGCTTGTGACTTCGGCTGGCGTTCTGTAGGCAGCGCTATTGTAGAGATAACAATACGATGAAACGCGTAGTTACCGAATCACGATACGACTTCAGAGGCGGTAGAAATACTGCAATCTCGACTGATTTGTTGAATCCTAACGAACTAGTCGATTGCACTAATACGCGTTTATCTACAGTCTACGGTGGCTTTTCTAAACGCACAGGTTGCCAGCGCATACATCAGACAGCATTAGGTGCTTCTATAGACGGTCTAACTCAGTGGGACGGGCCGAATGGTAAACAAGTTGTTGCTATTGCAAATGGTAAGCTATACTACCGCGACGGTTTCGATTATACCGTTGCCTTTAGCTCTAAAACACCAACTGCTACAGTTAAGTCTACGGCCAACGGCACTGATCCGAAATTTGCTTGGACTGATACTTGCGGTTCTGATGATGGTATTTGCTCGTTAAGTAGGACAACTAATGGTACCAGCACGAATACAGGCGGGTTGACCGTTAAACTAGGCGATCCGAACCAGACAGAAGGTTCAAACGTAGATGCTAGTGATGATGTATATGTCGTAGATTCATTTAGCGTTAAAGCCGATGGTACAGGTACATCTGGTATTTATTTACTACTTACAACAAGCGTCCAATTCCAAGTTTCTACAGACAGCGGCGGTACTTGGGTTAATGTCGGTTCTGCATATCAAGTAACTGCTAGCGTTGGCGTTGTTAATACGACTACGTATAATAATCAAGCCTTTACAGTCAGCGGCTCTCCTACGCATGTATGGTTTAGAATAGTCCTAACAGTAACGACAAATGGTAATTGGTCCGGTACCGCTACTGGTACGGTAACAATGAAGAACGGTAGTAGCCGAAGCGCGTTTAGCTGGAATACAGCAGGCGGTGGTTTCAGCGGTCCTGTCTTCTTTATGCCATTCCGCGATCCTGCAGCTAATGCAAAGCTAAAGCTATACTTCAGTAGCGGTGGACATCTATGGGTCTGGGATGGTACCACGACATTAACGCAACTAGACCCGACAAATGGCGCTCCTGCGGCTAATGCATTGATAGCATATCATACAAGAGCATTCGCAACGCAAACGAGTACACCTAAGACGCTATTTTGGTCCAAGATCGGTGATCCTACGACATGGACACCGTTAACTAAGGCCGATGGTGGCTTTGCTGTTACAGATTTCTTGACAGGTAACGCTCTAGTCAGCTTTGAAGTCATAGGCTCGTCATTGTTAATGGGAACTAAAGATTCCGTAATGCGCTTTACTGGCCATGCTTCTGATGACATCGTGATTAGCCAGGACACAGAAGGCATTACAACAGACGTAGGCGTTGTAGGCCCGTATGCGATTAAGAGATTCGAGAACGTATGCGCGTTTCTAAGTGAACGTGGTCCATATGCAGCTACAGAAACCTATGCTGATCCAATGGGTGAGCAGCTTAATCCTGATTGGTTCAGTTTAGACACCGTTAACCTAGGAACGTCGGCTATAGAATATCACCGCGGACGTAAAGAACTTTGGTTCCTTGTACCTAGAACCAGCGATGGTGGGTCAAACAAGACTTTGTTTATACAAAGCGTTAGACTACAAAGCTGGCAAGGTCCATGGGCATATAGCTTCGGCATGACTTCGTTATGTAAGTATACAGATATATCAGGTATACCTAACATACTAAGTGGCGGCACAGACGGCTTTATACGCATAATGGACGTACAAACAACATCAAGTACGACAACCGTACTTGATGACGTGCTTTTCGACGGCACTGGCGGAAACGCTGTTACCATGACTGTAGAGTTTCCAGTTCTTCACTTTGGCTCTCCTGGTCTGAAGAAAGCGCTAAAGTGGCTGCTACTACAGGGTGACTTGCCTGCGTCATCAAGTCCTGTAATTAAAATTGCTTTCGACAGTTCAGGATTTACGTCGTTTCCATTCGTTGCTGTAGATACAGCCGAAGAAGATTACAGAGTCGATATCGCTGGTAATAACAGCCAAGGCTTTAGATGCAGAATGCAGTTTGTAGACGCGTCTGACCAGATGGTAACAGTAAACGGCTGGACCTTAGTTGCTTGGGATTATATGAGAACTTCATAATGACTAATCCGCTACGAGGTCCTGATAAGCCATATGATCCGTTTGTAGGTAAACTAGGCCAGGAAGAAAAATATGGCACACGACATCCGTCTAGGCTTGAAACTAGAAATGCTACATTAGGTAACACGACACCGCAACAGCGCTTACGTGCTAGAGTTCATGGCAACACGGCAACGCAGTCGATTAACAGTGGTGTAACTAATACGATAGTTGTATTTGACACGGTAACGAAGACTTTTCCAGTACCAAATGAATTCGATACATCAGACGGTACAAACACAGCAGGCTTGCTGAATTCAAATGGCTTCTTGATACCATCGACTGGAAAAATAACAGGAACTTGGCTTTTTCATGTACATCTAAACTGGGCCGCTGCTGCTGCTGGTTATAGAGAAGTTAATATAATAGTAAACTCAGTAGCTAACATACTAGCTTCAACGCATACACTAGGATCAAACGATGAACAGAGTCAAGACGTTCTCGTCCTAGTAAACGATCCACCAGCAGGGACGTTTTACAAAGTAGCCGTAAACCAAACAAGCGGGGCTGGTTTAAACATCGACAAAGACCCCGCGCATACGTATTTCGAATGCATTCACCTTTGGTAAGCTAACATGAGTATATTCAAAAGCATCGGTAAAATCATCAGCGCTCCTGCACGCGGCCTCGGTCACGCGCTTCGTACTAGCGGTATTCCTATAGTCGATAGTCTAGGAGGCGACGTTGAAAAAATGGGCAATGCAGTCGCGGGCAAAGGTGGATTCGTTAAGAACTTCCTTGGCGGCGGTGTACCGCTTGCTCTTACTGCCCTTGGCGGTGCTGGTCTGGCTGGTTCTGGCCCTCTCGCTGGTATACTGGGTAAGCTCGGTGGCGAAGCGTCAGGCGCGTTATCGAACACATTCGCGCCAGGTGGGAAATTGGCATTAGACAAAATCCTAACTGCTGGCGGTGAAGTGGCGAACATGGTCGGTGCTGGTAAGCAGCGTAAGTCGGCTACAGCTTACAATAACGCCCAAATCGACCAGCGTAATAAACTAATGAGTTCAATTCTAAGTAGTGGACCGAATCTAAATCAGCAAACATCGTCAACACCGGGAATCGGTAGCGGCACGACAGGAGGCTATTAATGCCAACTCTATCAGGTCTTGGACCGAATATAACACCACGGACATTGTCTAGCGCAGGCATGGGTGGTGATACAAAGCCTCCGTTCATACAAGCTCGTGTTCCTAAGCCAGGTGCACCGAAGCCTCAAGGTAACGTAACTGATGTCTACAAGCCACAAGCAAGACAAACTACAACTAAGCCTGTAATAACACCAAAGCCAATGGTAATGGGTGATCAACCTAAGCCTGTACAAACGAATACGACTGTAGGCGGCGCTGCTCCTACGCCTGGTATGACGCCACCGATAACGCCTGCAGGTCAGGTACCGCCGCAACAAGGTGGGTCGTCATTTGCTGATACGTATAACTACCTTAAGAGTGACTTGCAAAATGAGACAAAACAAGCACTAGCTAAGACACGCGCAGACGCTGAATCAAGAGGCGTTTTCTACGGCAGTCCATTAACAGGCAGTGAAGCGGATATCAACACGCAATATCTACGTGGACTCGGGCAGTTATCAGCAGGAATGTACGGTAACGAACAGCAAGCTATGCTTGAAAGACAGCGTATAATGGCTGGTCTAATCGGTCCTGCTGGCGGCAATGCACCGCCACTACCTGGCGGCATGGATTGGTCTGGATTAGCTAATATCTTTAGCAGTCCGAACAACGCCGTAGCAGGCGCTAGATCAGGTCCTGTCGGTCCTGGTCCGAATCTAACACCAGCACCTGGAAGAACGTCGCCGGATAAAACGAAGCTACAGCCAAGGCTATAAACAATGACAATGCCTCATGTATCACTAGGTAACGTTGAAAGCGACATTGGCTCAGGTACTAATACGCTTATTAACGCGCTTAATGAGCAGAAGAAACGCCAATCGCAAATAGCTTTACAATCAGCACTACAAGGCGAAGCTCAAGCGCGTAGTCAGGAGCTTGGTGCGCAAACACAGGATATCGCTGCGCAGGCATTTGAACGTCAGCATATGAACGAACCTGCAGGTCCAGGTGAATTTGGCATTCTAGGTCATCTATATCCTGAAATAAAGCCTGAAATCTGGACTCAATCAGGTATAACACGAGGCCAAGCTGATGCTTTAACCAAGTCTGGCTTAATGATAACTCGACTAAACATGCAACAAAGCCATTTTAACGAAAGTCAGCTAACTGATGCGTTGAATAAATGGCGCGTTCAGCCTGAAGTTCAGCAATCAGGCAACGCTGCTACGGCATATAAAAACATACGCGTACTATTCAACAACCCAACAGCAATGACGCAGCCTTCGATTCTCTTGAACCTAGGCCAGATGCTATCTACAACGCCTAACGCCAGAGCCGTTGGTACAGAGTTGACTAACCTGCTAAAAGGCGGTGGCCTTGCGTACACGCAAAGACTACAATACTTTATCAACAAGCTTACGACCGAAGGCGATCAGTTCACGATGGACCCGGAAACGCTAAAAGCTATTCCCGAAATCTTCAGAGGCGTTGCTAAATTCAGAATGGACAGATACCATCAACTACGTCAAGATTTGAAAAATCAAACGCGGTCTATCATAGGCAGCGAAATGCCCGACGACGCAATTGGCTCTGATCCGTTTGGTGATATTGCGCCTGAGCTACAAGGCGTTGTAGCTACACCGCTACCTGGTGGACCACAACAGCCAACAGGACCTAGATTAGACTATAGCGATGCCGTAAAGCGAATGCAAGGTAAACAATAATGCCACCTCTAGTGCCGTATAATAAACATACACCTGAAGAATGGCAGTTAATCCTACAAGACGGCCTCGGCAGACACGATCAGCAGCAGGTATCTGACGCTGTTTCTGCGCTAAATCAATACAGCCAAGAAAGCGTAGATGCTACAAAGCTAAGTTCTATACCAGGCGAACTAAGCGCTATCGGCTCTGGTTTAAAGAAAGGCCTAGTTGGTGTACCTGAAGGTCTAGCGCAAATCGCTGGTGATTTAGCAGGCGGGCACTTTGGCCGTGCCGCAGGAGATGTTGGTAAAGGTATCGTAGGCACAGCCGAAAATGTTGCTGGTGTCCTAGAACCTGCTATGCATAACCTGGCTGTAGCAATACAAGACCGTACTGATTTTGATCCTAATGCTGAGTATACGCCTGAATCTATAACAAGACAACGTATAGAAGGCGCTGCATCAACACTACCTGCATTAGGTGCCGCAGATGTAGCTGGCCGCCTAGCAGGGCCTACGCTTAAAGGCGCGGCTAAGACCGTTGCAGGTGGAGCTACTGGCTTGATTGGCGGTACACTAGGCCGTGTTCTCCGTGGCCTTCGCGGTCTAGGCGAAGCTGGCGGCGAGGAATCTGGCGGCGCAGCGCCATCAGGAAATCCAACAAGTCCAAGTCCAGTAATTGATCCTAACGTTGTTGATCTGACCAGAGGAGCAGAAAGAACACCTGCACCTACTCCGGTACAGGACGTAAATCTACCCCGTGGTGGTCCATCTGTTCCAGGCTACATGCCTAATACAGCGCCAACGCCAGAGCCACCTGGAATGTCAATGGAAGCTCAGCTTGGTCAAATGGCACGCGGTAGTCCGGTACAAGGCTTGATGTCTAATGTCGATCCTCTTGAAAGTATCAGGGCTAGATCAACGGGATTTTTTGATCGGTCTAATACAGCCCAAATAGCACCTACACCAGCAAGTGCTACGCCTGCACAGCCACCTTCTACGCCGTTAACTGACGCATTACGTCAACTAAGCGACGAAGACTTGGCTAAGCAACCAATGGGCCAGACGCCGCCAGTTGAACAATCAGCGTTAGCTCAACCAAAACCGCCAGAGCCATTGCCTACGGATATCATAGCACGCGAATTACAGCGAGCAAATCCGACGCAGTGGATTGGCACAGGTCCAGAAAGCATAACACCTGCTGATCTAGCCAAGACTTCGATACTAGGCGAAGCTGAGCAAGCGCCTATAAAGCCTGCTGCTGCAGAATCAGTAGCAAAACCTGCAGGTAAGACTACTAGGGCTCCTAGAAGTAGCAAATCAGCTACCTTTGCTAAAGGTACTAGGCCTGAGTTTAAGTCCAACGTACTACAGGTCTTAGGAGAGATTGCTAAAGCTATTCAGGACAAGCAGGCCTTGTATTAAGCTATCGGATATATTATATTATGTATGAATCTACAACTTCTAATCAAATAGGAGTCCCCGATGGCAGTAGACGCGATACGAGACGACCTGCAGTTAGTCACGATCCTAGATCGACATTGGCTAGAACCATGCTTAGATTGGCCAAGCTACGTAACGCAGATCAGACACCGACTAGTGACGTACAAGCTGCGTTCAAAGAAGGCGAACGTTCACCGCTACGAGAACCGTCGCTATGAACGGTAAAGGTGACAATAGAAGACCAATGCAGATCAGTCAAAAACAGTTTGCTATAAATTGGGACAAGACATTCAATGGACAAAGTCAAGATCAAGATGAAACCAGCAGACGGCGTGAAGGTCAAGGTAAAAGCAAATTCACTACCGTCAGCAATGCAAAAGCTAGCGATAGCTAGGTCTAAGATAGACGAAGCTGAGCAAGCTGAAGTTGGAAACTAAAATGCCAAAAGGCCAAAGCGATGCGGATAGAATCAAAGAACATACGCTACGATCTGACAGAGCAGTTCCGACGGCAGATGAGCAAGCCCGTCTCGACAGCGATGAAGTCAGATACATGCCGCCCGACAAAGGTCCTTTTAGATGCGACCATTGCTTCTTCTTCGACAGTCATGAAAATGACTGTGAGCATCCAGAAGTCAGCGCTCCCGTTGATCCAGCAGGTTGTTGTAATCTATACAAATCTTTAAATGACCGCTAGCTTATACGACTTTCACCAGACAATGCCGAGTCCGCAAGAGCGGTTCAAAGCATTGCTAATGCAAATAGCACGCAAAAAGCCGAGCCCGGCCAAGGGTGATTCATTTCCGCCGACTACGACGGATGCTGAGGGTGATGGTATTAACACTACAACCAGCCCAGGCACTACATCAGGACAGAACTAATGCTAAATCCACTAGACACCGCCCCTTTAGTAGGCTTTAACGCGTATCAGTACATTCAGCAACAAGACGGCGCTGTACCACCATTTCTAGCTATCTGCGACGACGATACCGCGATAACTGCTCTAGGCGGCCCTTTCTACTACGGTGCGGCTGGTGCTGATATCACACAATCTTCAGGCTCGCCTGCTACAGATAGACTACAATACGTACCTTTCTGGTCCCGTTGTGGTGGTATACTCAGCGAAATTGCCTTCTTTCTAGTAGCAAACGGAACAGCAGGTAGCGTTGCGCGTTGTGGTTTGTATAATGCAGATCAAAAAACATTACTACCAACAACGCTCGTCGTCGATGGCGGTCAGCAAGCTACTGACGCAGGTGGTCCTAACGTGCTAAAGACTACAACGCTCAATCCGCTTATTACGCTACTACCAAACACGCTTTATTACACCGCTTTCGTCTGCGGTACAGCATCGCCATCAGTAGCTACATACGGCAGTGGTTGGCATCCACTTGGCAGAAGTGGTACAACCAGCAACTCTATCTTTGGACTACAAAGAACCAGCTTTACCTACGCTGCATTGCCTGTCGTAGCCCCAGCGGCAACAGCACTTATGACATCAACTCCATGTCAAGTCCAGGTTCGTTATAAGTCGTTATTCAGACCATAAAGGAAAGTAAATGGCAAAGTTCTTTTTGAAGAAAAAGTCGTCTCCATCCAGCGCTGTCAAAGCCGCTAGTGGTGTTTCGGAACGTATGAGTAAAAATGCTGGTAGTAACTCTGCGATGCTTAGCGGAAAAGGTCACTTTGCCGCTGCTGCTCAACGTATTGCTAAGAAACGCGTAGGCGCTCTGCAGCACGGCGTTCCGAAACACGCACCTATGGGTACGAATGGTTCTGTAGGTAATTCACGTATCGTTCCTCCCGGCAAGGGCTTGACTGCTCAGGCTAGCGAAGGTCAGACAGCGCTGAATCCGAAACAAAAAGGCGCTACTGACAAGAAAGCGCAAAAAGACGGTTTCGACGGTAATAGCTACTAACAATGGCCCAAGGCAAGTCTAACGTTCAGGAAGATAGAGTCCTGAATTGGCTTAAAGGTACCGCGTTTCCAGCAGCGCCAGGTACGTTATTCGTAGGCTTGTATACGACAGCCCCGGATGATACTGGTGGCGGTGTCGAAGTCAGCGGTAATGCTTATGCAAGACAGTCAATTACCTTTGGCGCTATTACAAACGTCGCTAACGGTCCTGATACAATGTCGTCGAATGCAGATGTTCTATTTCCAATAGCAACACCGAGCGGCTGGGGGACAATTGTCGCTGCTGGTTTATTCGATGCCGTAACTGCAGGGAATATGATTTACTGGGCCACGATTACAAACGTTACTATCAACGCAGGCGATCAGCTAAAAGTAGCTAGCGGCAATGCTACGGTGACTGAGGATTAATGAAGATCGAAACGCAATGTCCTACTTGTCGAGACAGCGCTCGTACTGGAATGCTTTGGCTTTCTGGCAGTGATTACCTAGAATGCCCTGATTGCAATGGTACAGGTACATTCGTAATGTACGAACAGCGAATTATGCCAGGCAAGTCAATTCTAGTCCCAGGTCTCAAACCACTGATAAAAGGAAACGTTTAATGGCAGTTTATAGCTTAGCGAATCTGACCACAGGCACAGCAAACGCAACAGCGGCAATTGAGCTTCGTACTGCTGCTACAGACCGTGTTAGCGTAACGGAAATTGGCGCTTTTCTAAACGCAGCAACAGCCTCGCTTATCGGCATCGGTCGCCCTGCGGCAATTGGTATTACGCCGACGACACCGATTACATGGCTTGCTGAAGACCCTGCTAATCCTGCAGGTACAGCGCAGACTGCTCTAGCCTGGGGTACAGGGCCAACTGCGCCTACTAACTTCTTCCGCCGTGTCAACGTACCTGCTACTATTGGCGCAGGTTTTGTATTAACATTTCCTCGTGGCTTGGTTATTGCAGTATCCAGTTCTATAGTGCTTTGGAATCTGCAATTGAACAGCGCTCTAAACTGTCACTTCGTCGGAGACGAGTAAGTGTGGCCGTCTACAGCCTCAGCCAACAAGCGGCGGCCATCGGCGCTAGCGGTACTGCACTATGGGAACTCCGTACAGCTTCGACAGATCGCGCTGCGATTTACGAACTAGGCTTATCCGGCAGCTTTCCTACAACGTCTGATGTATTCGGCATCGGCAGGCCAGCGGCTATAGGGATAACGCCTACGACGCCTGTAACGTGGCTAGCGGAGGATTCAGGCGCGTCTGTAGGCACTGTACAAGGCGCTTTAGCATGGGCAACAGGGCCTACTGTGCCTGCAAATTTCTTCCGTCGTATCCGCGTATTCGGCACAATGATTGTCCAATTCGCCTTTCCTCGTGGCCTAGCGGTTAATGTCTCGTCAAGCGTAGTTGTCTGGACTATCACGCTTGGTACCACGACAACAGTCGATCTCTACGCTGCGGGGGATGAATGAGCTTTGCGTATATAACGAATGGAACGCTGATAACTACTACCAGCCAGCGTTCTAGCTTTAACAAGCGTATTACGCAAGCAGGAGAAATCGTTAACGGTCAGCGATTCTCTAGTCTAGGCGTAATTGATACAACTGTTATAAGCGCATCACAGCTTATTGAACCGCCTAGTGGTATAAGTATTAGCGTTATATTCATAGGTGCCGGACTATTCTCGCTAGCAACAACCGCTATTCGTACCGCATCTGGAACGTTTATAGGCAAGGGTGTTTTTAGCCTAACTGGCACAAAAATCCCTGCAACATCAGGTTTAGCTTTGCAATTTTTCTATTGGCCATAAGGATATCCAATGGCAGGCGCTGAAGTTTTACTAGCAAGTCCTATAGAATGGTCAGTTCGTACTACTGGTACGAATACTACCGTAACCGCGTCTAAAGCTGCTAGTGGCGTAGGTTTCAGACACTACGTATTCGGCCTGAGCTTTAGTTCATCCGACCAGCCAGCAGCGAGTGTCGAAGTCCAGCTACGTAAAGATGCAGGCGCGACTATATTAGACGGTTGGCAAATACCAGTAGCTAAAATCGCTCCTATCGTTATAAACTACCTAAGCCACCCTTTCGAAAGCAGTGATAATGGAGATATTGATCTCAATATACCGTCGTTCGGTGCAGGCGTTACGACTGTTGCTGTCCTCAAAGGCACGACGCGTAGTCGCGGCTGATGCGGCAGAATTCAAATACCTAGTACAGCCAACTATCGTAAAGCAGCTACCTAATGGCGAGACGTTTCAAGTATGGTCTTTCCGTGTAATGGCTTTTGGCAAAGAAATAGGTATAATGAAAGTCTGGCATAATAGCAATGGCGCTTTCGCACATTTCATCGACACCCGTGTTTGGATAAAAGGCTAAATCTTGTCTCAATTAACGACTAGAGTAACGGTAAATGCGTCGGATGCGGTAAGCACGACTAAAACAGTGGCACACGGTCTCAGTCGCGTGCCACAAGTTGTTATTGCCTATGGTTTTAGAGTTGCCAGTGCAGCTACGCGAGAATCATACGAAAAGACCTTTGGTGCTGCTGTTAAGGCACCTGGGGATTCTGTTATTACCCAATACTCTACTGGAACGCATAGTGACGATAACGTAAGCACGTCACAAAGCGATGTCGTAGCGCGGAATGATTGTATAGTATGCGAAATACCTACAGGCGCTGCGCCTAGTGGAACTGCAGGTAAGTTACAAGTAACGTCGATAGATGGTACAAATGTAATCTTTACAGTCACTGAGCAATTCACGTTCGATATGACTGTTCAGCTAATGATTATTGCTGGCGACGATCTGACGTGGGTTGAATTAGCTGAATACTCAGGTGCTGTAGCTACTGGAAACATTTCATTTACCAATGTCAACGCATTCAAACCAGACTTTATACTCTTCTTTGGCCACCACCTTAGCCAATCTGCTCCATTTCTCGGTGCGGATTCGACTACGTTCATCGGCGCGGCTGATAAGAACGGCAACCAATGGACCTGGGCAGGTGGTATCAATGATGCAGGTGGTGGCGCTTCTGGCGGCGGTGGTCGCTGTGTTAGCTATATGCTATCTGGCCATTGTCTAGCTAATATACAGACAGATGCATCGCAGTTGAACTGCCAAGCTAGCCTAGTCAGCATGGATAACACAGGCTTTACGTTGAATTACGACGTAATGAACCTGTCTAGCGGTCAGACTACTGGTAGACGTTTCTATGCCCTAATGATCCAAGGCGCTCAGTTTCAGGTTGGTAATTTTAACACATTTACAGATACCAATCCACACGACATAGCTACGTCATTCTCACCTGAACAAGTAATGTTCGCTAGTGCGAATAAAGTAGCTTCTGTATCACCTACATTAGATGTCGCAGAACGACTCTCGCTAGGCTATGCGACAAACGTTGTCGGCTACTGGGGCCAGAAAGGCATAGTCTGGTCTCCATCTACAGTCGTTATCCAAGACGGCAGTGCTTCGTTATGTTATCTTAACGATGATAATACACCAGCGCGAATTTCTACAGCCAGCGCAAGCATGGGTGCAAGTAAGTTCACTTGGACTCATGGTACTGCTGATGTAGCGAATAACTTTGTTGGCTTTATTGCCTACGCGACACAAGCGCCTGCTGGTGCATTGACTACTGTAGTCAAGACCGTAAAGCCTAATGGCGGTGGTGATTATACGTCATTAAACTCTGGCCTAATTGGCGAGCTTGCAGCGCATAAGAACATGGTGACGCAGAATATCATACTAGAATTTGACTGCTATGCTGGTATCGACACTACTGCTGTCGTTGTGCCTGGATTTAATAATAGTGGTAATCAAGGATATATAACAGGGCCTGCTAACTATATATTCGTTAAAGCTATAGACGGCCATGCAGGTAAGCTAATTACTGATGGTACTAAATATCTATTAGATATAAACGCCAACGGAGGCAAGACAGCGTTTTCGATCAAATGCGAGAATGTCCGTTGTCGTCAGCTACAGCTACGCACAACAGTCAGCGACGGTAGTGGCGCAGATGGCTTTAAACCACAACCAATCGGCATGCTTGCGCCTACGCGTTGGGAGTATATCAATTGCATCAGCAAAGCTGTATTAACAAACGGCTCGACGTGTGAATTATTCAATACACCATCGACATCATTTGCAGTCGCTGGCGTTAAGTCATACTACATCAATTGCATCGCTATGGACGGACTTTGTCAGGATCAGACAATGTTCGGCTTTGGCGCGCCAACAGGCGTGACTACGCCGACTGTTGTTCGTTACAACTGCCTAGCCGTAAATTGCGCTTTCGGCTTCCATGACCAAAACTATGTAATAGACAAAAACAACGTCGCTTACGGCAATGATAACGGTTGGAACACATCTGACGGGCCTAATGCAGCGTCTACGAATAACATATCGACAAACGGTCCAACAGGAGCAGGTGGTACGTTTCTACCTGGAATCGCCACAACAGGTACTCTTGACGCTAAGGGAACTAACGCAACAAATGGTCAGATCATTGTCCTAACCGACGCGTTGAATAACGACTTCAGACCTGTAGCTGGTGTAGATGTCCAGCTAATCGGCACTGGCGTTGATCTGTCAGCAGATGCAACTTATCCATTCAACTTCGACATTGCCAACAACACACGATCCGGCGTCTGGACCCGTGGACCATTCCACGTCGCTACTGGCGCGACTCAGCAACTTTGGCTATGGTCACTAACAGGTCAGCTTACAACTAGTTCCACAGATGTGATTTGTAAATATAACAAGTCCGAAAACATAACGATACAATACGGTACTGATCCTACCTTCGCTGCGTTCTCATCAAGCACTGTCGCTGCTGACGCGTTCGGCTATGCAAAGTTCTCTCTTGCCAGCTTGACAAAGACTACCGTCTACTACTACCGCACCAGCGCTGCTAGCGCTCCTACGGTATTTAGTCCAGTATACAAATTCACAACTCTAGGCGCTACGAGCTTTAAAATCGTCTGCGGCGGCTGCTCAGCGTCAGGAACGAATACGAATCTGTATAATGCATATCTAGCCGAACAACCGCTAATGTACGTTCAATACGGCGATCTACACTACTGGAACATCACTAGCTACGATCAAGGACTATACCGCAGAGCCCAAGACCACGCCTGGATGATGCCTAAGCGTAGTAATCTAATGCGTAATGTTCCTTTAGCTTATGTATGGGACGATCACGATTTCGGCGGTGATAATTCAGACTCTACCAGTCTAGCCAAGCTTGCTAGTCAAACCGAATACAGACGTGGTATACCGCATTACACTTTGCCAGGTACAAGCCAGCTACCGCTGATTCAAGCACAGACGATTATCTTTGTTAAAAACGCTAATCGCTACGGCTATAAGCGTGGTCTAGTTACATTCTACAACTGGGCCAGCGCGGCTACAGTTAACGTCGATGTGTCAACGGTATTAGCTAATGGAGATGCGTATAGTATCTACGATGTCCGCGACTTAGCTACGCCAGTGCTATCTGGAACCTACGCAGGTGGCACGCTAGGCTTTCCAACGACACAGAAACCAGACCCAACGCCAATAGGCGGCTTTGTCAGCAATCCTACAGATACAGCGCCGTTCTTTAACGCATTTCTAATCGTAGGTCCTAACCCAACGCCTACATTCGACTACTACGTATCCCCAGCAGGCGGTAACGGTGCAGGTACCATTGGCGATCCTTGGTCTCTTAGCTATGCCATGTCCGGCGCTGGTGGCAAGGTTGTCGCTGGCAAGCGTATTGCGCTACGCGACGGCAGCTACGATACCGGAGCTAGTCCGATTACATTTACTAAGAATGGCGTTATTGGCAGCGCTACAGACGCGCCTGATGGTAAGATTATCTGGCAAGCATATCAGTCAGAAAAGCCAATTATCAAAAACCGCTCTTCTAGCTCTGCTGCTGGGGATGCGATTACGTTCAATTGCGACTATAACTGGTTTATAGGACTCGAATTCTACGACGACGGCTGGGCTAGTCGAGATGTCTCTCCTAGCGGTAGTGGTGGTTTAACTATACCTGCAAACAAAGGTAACGGTGTAAAGCTAATTCATTGTACCGTACATGATTTTGAGCAGAATATCCAGACAGCAGATGGTACATCAGTACCAACTGACAAGTTCGAAGTCTACGGTAGCGTTGTTTACAATGGCGGCGTAAATCGCGGTGCGGCAGGACATAATTTCTTCGTCAGACATACTGGTTCCGTTGCTGGCGTTATTAGCATTGACACTAACGTTATCTTTAACGCATTTGGCATGAATGTACAGAACTTCTCGAATAGCTTACATAGCGATTATCTAACGATAACGAACAACATTGCATTCAACGCAGGCGGTCTTGACGGCGCACCTGGTACAGGACAGTATCAGTTTCCAAACTTTTCAATCGGCGGCACGTCGTTGTCTAGTCATAATATTATTATAACTAATAATATGATATATAACGACCCATCCGGTAGAGCCTTGATTGTACTTGGCGGTAATACAACCGATAACCAGAGCAATATCGAAATCGGTTCTAACTATGGTGTCGGAGGTGGTGCTTCTAGCGGCCAATTCTCGACCTTTGCCATCAGAGCCCCTTCGAGCCCGCAGAATTCGATGTACATTCACGACAATCTATTTCAAACCACAGGTAGCGATATCCTAGCAGTCGTTACCGACGCAGGTACATTAGGCTACATCTGGACTAATAACGAATGGCATCATCCAGCAGCTAGCGGTTGGGATGGTACAACATACGCTAATTGGAAGTCTACAAGCGGTCTAGGCTCTACTGATATACAGAGTGACTCTAATCCAGGCACAGCTACCCAACTCGACGTAGGTCCTATCTATCAATCCTTTGTCATCGGACGCTTTAGATGCATTCTAACCGATCTAAGAAGCGAAAAGACGCCATCAGGCAACGTTGACAACGCAACGAAGACAATGATGGGCGCTACGCAGAAAGCCTGGTTTAAGAACGAATTGCTAACAGCAGCAAGTCTAAATCAGTTCATTCTCTGGTTCGGCACTGTACCTTGGAACGCACCGCCTACAGATCAAAATGATGATTGGAAGGGTTATCAGACGGAAAAGGCTGAGCTTCTAGCTTTTATCCAAGCTCATAACTTACAGAAGCAAATGATAATGTGCAATGGCGACATGCATTCTGCAGCTATCGACGACGGTACTCATAACTCGGGCATACCGATACTACTACCGTTTCCTGAAAATCAGACAACTCAGGTCTATACAGGCTCGTATACACAAGGCCCACTAGCGCATAACGGCGTTCGTCTCATGGGCATGGGTGGTGTTATCTCAGTAACCGATACCGGAACTGGCTCGACTGCTCAAGTTACCCTGCGCGTTATCAACGAACTAGGCACGCTATTCACGCTACCCGTAACGCTTACACTAAGCGCTCCGTCTAAGATTTTCATCACGCACGTTATTGATGTGATTAACTTCAGCGCATTTCCAGAATCGAACAAAGGACCAAACGCCTAATGCCATTTAAATCCCAGGCACAATCACGCTATATACACATGAAAGCTAATAAAGGCGAATCATGGGCAGAGAAATTCGTCAGTGACAGCCAACACGGTAAGGATAGTGTATCTAAACTACCCGAGAAAATGTCGAAGATCGCGAAGAGAAGACAGGGTCGTAAATAGGTCCACGGTACAAACCACGTTCCACTTCCGTGCACCATCGTTTTATATTCTGCGCACTAACTTCTTCCGTATCCCAGGCGTCTAGTGCTGGTCTTATCTTAGGATCAGTATAGAGCTTTCTGCTGATAGCTAATCCAAATAGTACAGTCGTCGGACACTGTCTAGCCTCGTTCTCTCTAGACGCTGTCAAATCATCGACTCTATCGCGCAATTTAACAGCGCGTTCTTTAGTGCCGATTAGATACAGCCAAGTTTGAATTACGTTCATTGTTCCATCGAAAAAGGTATATAAAAACTAAGCGACCATGAAAACGCGGGTGGGATACGCTGGGGAGGAGGAGTCCAGCGTGGGGAGGGTGCGTTATGGCCGCCTAGTACGCCCGAAGAGCGTTGGGGGAATATAACTAATAGCTAAATAAAAGTCAAGGTGCTGAATAGGCACAAAACTCTAACGGACTAGGTCTCATGGACTTATCTGGCCATTCCAGAGGCTTGATTTCAACGATACCACAAAGCCAAGGGAGACCTAGACTTGAGCCTATTTGGGCTAGCATAGGTCCAATTTGGCTAGGTCCACTAGCAACTTGCTCAGGTGTCAGTTTAACAACAACACCTTGATGCGGTGCGCACATGTCGTTTTCATTACGCAATTCGCGTTCTATCGAATCCTGTACCCATACCGAGTCATTAGTCAACGTGCTAAATTCATGATGCGTCCATACGCACATTGGATTAGGCGCTGCACTGTTATACCACGCAACAGTCTGCTTCGCTACAGTCGAATCTACCTGAACATGTGCATTTTCATGCATGACTACGTTAGCTTGCATTAGCGCAAATAAGAGCATTATCATGAGTCAACTCCATTCCCGTTTTTCCAGCTGTCGATACCTTTTTCTACTGATCTGCCAACGATATAACCACCAACACCAATCTTCATCAAAGTCCACATATCAGGAGGTATGATAGCTGCAGTCATGCCGAAGATAGGAACGATAATGTAGTTCCATGCTACTATGAATGTAAAAGTCAACATCAGGATAGGACGCCAATTACGAGCTAGCCATGACTGACTCTGAATTTCTGCTGTAATGATCTTAGCCTGCGCATCCGTCAACGATGCCTGTAAATCCATAGCCTTAGATGTCAGCGCTGTCGCTTGCTCCTGAATCTCTTGCTGTAGCTTCAGCTTTTCGCTAGGGTCAGCTACGAACTTGCTAATTATACTATTCGCCACATCAGCTATAGCCTTAATAGGATTTAAGACATCAAATATACTCATTCCGCTCTCACAGTTAGCGTGTTATACGAACGCTCGCCTAGCCAGAATCCTACATGTAAATGATGGTCAGTTGTACTACTTACTAGCTCAACTTCGACGCCTGATTTCGTTCCTCTAGCTATCCACTTGGATACGTTGTATACTGCATCAAGCAAGCTAAACAAATCAACCGCGTTCTTGTCCTTAGTTCTAATATCAAACGCTTGACCTTTGTAATGTAACGAATCAGCTACGGAACCGACAGGCCTATCACCAGGCAATCTAGCGTCATCAGTTAACGTTAATTCCTTACCATACTGATGTCTAATCTCATCCAGCATTGATGCAGCTACCGGATCAACTAGCTCAGGATGCTTGAACTCACTAAGCTTAAAATACCTCAAATCATGAGTAATCAATGTTGAAACGCTCCGCAATCAGGTGATGTACCGCGTGGTTTACCGTCAAAATCAAACGGCATTGCATAATCAGGATCGCCATAGCCAATCGCTGGACTTGTTGACATCAAGTGATGATCCCAATCCGGCGCAGGGTCTTGATGTGGTGTATAGACAGCAGGTCTAACGCATTTTGGATCAGCTACTAATGGCTCGCTCGTTGTACCTACACCAGCCCACTCATCCGTCAGACTTGGTCCGTTATTATGCCAGAACACGTTACGGCGGTTCAAGAAGCCAGGTCCAATCCCGGCCATCGACAGCCCTTCCCCGCCTTTCACGTTTCCGTTGTTTAGGAAAATATTATTCGCCCACGTCCAATCATGCGTTTGTTCATAGGCTTCCGAGCCTTTACGGCCATTCGCTACAATTGTATTATGCACGATCATAAGGTTATGGGAATCATGTCGTCCCATTAAGCCCTTGGCGTCGTTGTGCTCAATCACGCAATTTGCGATCAGCCCATAGTAGCTAGGGCTGAGATACAGGCCATGCGACGTGTTGCTTTGAGCGTCGGTATAGTCCCCGAGATAACCACCATTATCATGAATATAGCAATTCAAAATCCGATACTTCGAGATAGCGGCATTCGCTCCAATCCCCGCATGCCAGTAGTCATAGCGCATCTCGCAATCCGACAACTCTAGCTCATTCCCTTGAAGATTAACAAGGATTGATTCACCATTCGGCCCAGGTCCGCCAGTTGGTCCAGTAGGACCGTCGAAAATAGAATGCGACCACCGCTGATACGGCCCGTTGAGATTGATCTTGCCACGAATAATTGGCTTCGGATCGCCGGGAATTCCTGAAATCGTAATTGGAGCCGTAGCTATTCCAGCACGAGTCCAACTAAACGTCGAGCCCCGCGCTCCATACTCTCCTGCAGTGAGATACAAGCTCTGACCAGGCAATAACGCATTAGCCTTCGCTTGCCAATCACCCGGATTAGCCATGATAATCGCTCCCGTCGAATCCGGCAGCGGCTGTATCCATTCCAGTATCTTCGGTCCCCAACTCGGCGGGGCCAAAGAATCCACGTTGACTGCTACATCTTGGCTAGCCTGATGCCCTGCAGCATCAGTCAACGTACCAGTGAATATCTGAATCGTCACGCTACGCTACGCGGCAGTCAAACACGCCTGGCGATCCAGCACGAGGTACAATTACCGCTCCAACTGGACCAGTCAGGCCAAAGGTCAGCGGATCATTCACGGGAATAACAACACTTGCCGTAGCTTGATGCCCTGCGGCATCTGTAAGCGTACCAACAAAGGTCTGCGGTGCAGAATCAGCATCATGCCCGACCATCGTGATTACAACAGCCCCACCAGGGACGACAGTTGCGGGATTGGCAGTAATAGAATCAATAACAGGTGTAGCCATTTGAATTTCCTTTAAGACCTAGCTTTTTCAGCATAACCGCGCTTTAGGTCTGTTGGTTGATATAGCACTTTCATTGCTTTAGGTGTTAGTACGCTTACGGAACCAGGTAATGTATCATCCGTTACCTTAGCTCGTTGATTATGAAATATCTCAGGTAGCGCTAAGATATTCCTATGATGCGTTACTACAGCTACATTAGCATTCTGTCCCATCTGTAGCAATTCAGGCAACACTGACTTATAGCGTTCCATGAAGTCGTTATACGTCTCAGTACCACCAGGTAGCGTTACGTTACGTTTATCTTGCGCGTATTCGAATAGCTTCTTCCTCTCCGGCGTAATCTCTTGCTCCGTAAACTGTCCAATATCCATCGAACGCAACCTAGGGTCTAACTTCACGGGTGCCCCGGTTGCTTTAGATATCAACTGAGCCGATTGCGCTGCTCGTGGTAGATCGCTGCTGATAATTGCCTGCAACGGCACCTGCTTAAGCCAATCAGCAGTTTGCTGAAGCGCTTTCACGCCATCAGGACTTAACGGTAATTGTGTCCAGCCGCGAAAGTAATCTTTATCCGTAAAGCCATATCTAGCATCGCTATCACCAGCATTAGCTCCTGTAGAGCCATGACGTACAAATAAAAGAGCCATTATGACAATTCCCACCAGCCCATTTCAAGCTCGAAGCTTGGAGCACCTGTCATGTTGTAAATATGCACTAGCATAATACCACCTTGACCGATTGTTGTCAAGCCCACTGGAACTAGAATTCTTGATGCCTGCCCAGTCAAGCCAATAGCAGGCTCGTTAAATGTAATACAAATCTCATCGCCTGCAACTAATGCGCCGTTCTTCAGGTAATCATTAGCAATAAACGCCCTAACAGCACTACCAGCAGCGCCTGTAGTTCCAGATTTAAACTGTACATTCGCTATACCAGTTGTTCCTAATGAATCACTATCAGCATTAGCTAGAACAACACCAACATTACCAGACAATCCCCGAGGCGTAGGGAAGCCATTAGCTTCGTCAACGTAGTCTAGCGTAATAGCCAGCTTCGGATTACCAATACCAATAGCCGTCGTTATCAGCTTTATATAATCCGGCACGACTAATCTAGCAGGCGGTTGATGCTGCGTATTCGAGCCAAGTGGTTGATTGAATATAGCCAACGAAAACTTGGTTTCGTCAAACGTGTTCGTATTCTGCACAGCTATACCAGTACCGATAGTTGTATTCCTACCAGTCCAGCGTCGAGCTTTATCCGCCTGAATTAGCGTATTGAGTAAATGCATTAGCTCAATTCCCACCAACCCATTTCGAGTTCCATTGTACCCGCTGACGTAGCGCCATAGATATGCAGCAGCATCAAGCCACCAGGGCCTATTGTCGTTAATCCGACAGGAACATGCAGCTTCGTAGTCTGCGCGCCAAGACCAGTTGTTGGTTCAGCGAAGGTAACGAGAATTTCGTCACCTGCAGCTAGTACGGCATTTTTCAAATAGTCGTTAGCTACAAAGATTCGATTTGCACCAGCAGCACTTGGAGCTAAAGCACCAAATTGAACTTTAGCAATTGAGCTAGAGCCTAGGCTATCCGAATCCGCGTTGCCAACGCTAACGCCAGAGTTAGCTGTAACACCCCGCTGTACGTTATCCAGCGTTATCGCCAGCTTAGCGCCACCAGTACCGCCTGTTGCTACAAGTAGCTTTATGTAATCAGGTACAACGTTTCTACCTGGCGGTACTACACCAGTAGCGAGACCTACGCCGCTGTTATTATACAGCGCTACCGTAGCAGCCGTGTCGGAGAAAGCGTTCGTATTCTGAATCGTTATTGGCGTACCGATTGTTGTATTAATCGCTACCCAACGCCGACCTTTGTCGGTCTGGTTTAATGTGTTATATAAATGCATCTCTTACGCCTTCGACCAATCCTGGTCGCCTCTTAACCATGCCTGCATCTGGCTTCTCGACTTGAACGACGGCATCGAATCGCCAGCGCTTGGGACTGCACCGCCGCCCGCCGGGGGTGCTTTCTTAGAACGTTCCCTCACGTTTTGAGTTCTTGCATTACGTCCTTCTGCAATTTGCTTCTGTAGTGCTGTTACAGTATTCTTTAGTTCGTCTAGTTCAGATGTCTTTTGTGTCTGGGTACCGTTAGCGTTATAGCCTTTATCCTCAAGCGCTGCTGGTATGTCGTATTTCAATACTTCCTGTACCTTAGCGTCTGTAATGAATTCAGCAGGTTCTCGTCTTAGGAACCACTTTACTGCCTCGACAACTTCGGCTGGGTTTGCGTTGTACTTAGCCGCGATCTCATTAGCAGCAGGGACAACGTTAGTATCCCAATACTGCTGAGCTTGCTGGTATTCCTGCTGCTCACGTTGAACTTGTTCAACTGGAACATAGCCAGCAGGAGCAGGCTGACCTTGCTGTGTTAACGAAGCTGCGTATCGCTTAGCAATCTCCGTCATCGGTGCTGCGTTACCCATGCTTAGCGCGGTTAACGCTGCATTCCATGCCGTCTGAGCAGCTTCGTACTGAGCAATTCTTTGATTCAACTCATTCTGCTTAGCAACGGCCTGATTGCGTTCTTGTATTGTACTATTATAACGCGATTCGTTCAGATGTCCAAGACTAGCATTACGCAAAACCTGCGAAAACGTCTTACGCTGCTCCTTATCCATCGCCTGATAGCCAATGGTAACCTTACCGCTAACCAGGTCTTCAAGCGTTACCTTGTCAGTTGTAAGCTTATTCCCCTTGTCGTCATAGACAGGAAACGGAATCTCGAAAGCCTTTTCAGCCTGGGCAAATTCCCCGCCTGCTTGACCACCTTGTGCTATAGCTACTTGCTTATTCCATTCAGCAACTAGTTCTTCGTCTGTATATTCTTCATTACCCGGAATTCGTCTGAAATCCTCAACTGTCAATTCACCTTCCTTAGACGAAAGCTCTTCGACAATCTGTTCGTTAGTACCCGCAACAACGCCTTCTTCAAGCGCTTCGCTGATAAGCTCTTCTCTCGACTGTGAGCGACCAGCCGGATGCTCAGGTATCTCTACCTGCTGCTCTGGCTGTTCTGTCGTATCCTTCTCTAGCTCCTCTACTTCTAGCATGTCTGTATCAGGCATTTTAACCTCCTCGTTAAGCCTGTTTCTGCATCAACTGACGTTCGATACCGCCTTG